GGGTAAGAATCCGCGCGAGATAGCGAAGGCGATAACCAAGCAGCTAGGCATGGCGCTGACAGACAGTTTGCGCATGACCCGCACCGTGCAATTGTACGCGTACCGCGAAGCCAACCGCGCGAGTTATATTGCGAATAACGACGTAGTTAAGGGCTGGATATGGTTTGCTGATTTAGCGAAGGCGTGTCCGGCTTGCATGGCAATGCACGGCACAGAACACGGCATGGACGAAACTTTAAACGACCATCACAATGGCGGATGCGCCGCGCTGCCGCTGGTTATTGGCGCGAAGAATGACATTCCGACGGGCGAGTCTTTATTCCGCAACCTGCCAGAAGCCGAACAGAAGCAGCGCATGGGCGCCGACAAGTGGCAGGCGTGGCAGGATGGCGCATTTAATTTTAGCGAGCTGGCAACAGAACACACGGACGGGGTTTACGGCGAGATGAAAACTACTACTCCGCTGTGGGAATTATTAGGCGCAGAGCCGCCGGTGAGGAAATAGGCATGACCGACGAGGAATTTTTAGACGAGGTTCGCCGCGCTTTGATTGCTATTCTCAAGGCCATACTCAAACGTTTCGGATATGATATACTGAAAACGATAAAGTAATTTTTATGCCCGCGTCCTCGTGACTCCGGCACAATGTAACATAGTACCGCCGCACCTGCGCCCGTACTCAACCCGAAATGGATATGAGTACGGGCGTTTTTTATTCAGCATATATCAACAGGAGAAAAGCCGAGATGGCAGAACAAAACGAGGTCGAGACGACCAACACCGCTACCGACGTGGTAGTGGAAACTCCCGAAAAGACAACCGCCGAGACGGTGGCTGTTTCTAAGGCCGAATTTGACAAGATGCAGGCCGCGCTGAAGGAAGCCAACAAAGAGGCTGCCAGCCGCCGCAAACGCTTAGAGGAATTGGAAGCGCAGGAAGCCCAACGGAAAGAGGCCGCGATGACCGAAACCGAAAAGGCAACCAAGCGCGCCGCTGAACTCGAAGCGAAGTTGAAAGCGTACGAGCGCACCGAAGCACAACGCAAGGTAGCCGAGAAAGTCGGATTACCCGCTGCGCTGGCGACCCGTTTACAGGGCGAGACGCCCGAAGAACTGGAAGCCGATGCGAAGGCGCTGCTTGAAACGCTACCAAAACCAACTAAACCCGCGCCGGGAATCAACGCTACGAATCCGGGTAATGCGTCAACCCAGGAAACGCGCGAACAGAAGAAAGCGCGTCTGGCTGGCACATCGCCGGACGTATTCGGCACTGGTGCTGGTGTGTTCTGGGGTGAAAAACCCTAAGGAGTATTTAAATGGCTAATGAATCCAGTTACGCTGGGATTGCATCCCTCGTAGCTAACGTTTACGAACTCGCGCTAATGACCGCCCAAGAGGGCAATGTTATCGCGCCATTCGTCACTGTATTTGGTGATACAGATTCGAGCGCCCCGCGCGTATTCGGATCGTACACTGGCGGCACTTTCGCCACTATCGCTGAAACCGCCGATATGACCCAGCAGTCTTTCAATGCTGCTGCAGGCGGAACGCTGACTCCATCTGTTTACGGGCAGATGGCGCTGCTTACCACCCGCCGCATCCGCAGCGATCCTGCCAACGCGCAGGCTGACGCTGGCAAGTATCTTGGCGAAACCGCCTCCGCGCATATCGACACTAACCTCGCCGGACTGTTCTCAAGTCTGACTGGCGGAACCGTCGGTACCGCTGGCGGGACTCTGACTTGGGCGAACATCCTGCGCGCCCAGGCTTACCTGCGTACCAATAAGGTCTTTGGTCGCTACTCCTGCATCGTTCATCCGGTGCAGTGGTACTACCTGACCTCTGCCACCTCCGGCGTGCCGACCTTTGTGGATAACGAAGCGCTGAAAGCATCCGTCATTGGCGGGTTCTATCAGGCTTCATTCAGCAATATCGACTTCTTCGCCGATGCCAATATCACCAGCGGTACTGCCGCAGTCGGTGGAATGTTCGGCAAGGAAGCTATCGCGCTGGATATGCGCCAGGGCTTCGCGATCAACCCGCAATGGAACGCCAGTTACTCCGGTAACGGCGCGTGGGAACTCAACGCCTCAATGGAATACGCGCACGGCGTGTTCCGCCCGACCTACGGCGTTGGTTTGATCGGCACATCCGCCTAAGGATGATTGACATGCGCCAGGATAGCGGGTACACGCGAAAGGGCTTACCTCCGGCCTTTCCTGGCGCCTTGGGAGGATCTAGTAATGTTTGTGCCTTGTGTGTGTGCGTGTAAATTTTTGAAAACTATCGACCTCAATGTACCAAAACCCGCCTTGTTTGCGGATTGTAAACAAATCACGTTGACCAAGATTTACCAGGTGACCAGGAGTAAGCCCAATTTGATCGGAAGCAGCACGGGTAGAAATCCACTTATCAGGGTCAAATCCAAAAATCTCACCGCGTCTTGTGACAACAAACTGGCGCGGAGGCGGTGGGTTTTTTCTTGTCCAGCCCTCTTTGCGCTTCCCTTTTGGGTGACAGGTAGCGCATACACAAACAAGGTTGGTCGGGTCATTGTTAAGTTTGTCGCCGTCTTTGTGATGTACGTGCAAAACCTTGCTTGTTTTCTCAAAGACAGTACCGCACGTTTGGCAAGTGTAATTGTCGCGCAGTCTAATTTGACGTGCTATGCGCTTCCATCCGCTGGCGTAGTTCCACTTGGCAATACCACCCTTCCACGCGGGATTGTTTTTTCCTTTGACTGCGCCGGAAAGCACAAGGGATTCGCTTTGCTTGCGGATTGGTATGCCAAAGTGCTTGAGCCAACGAATTATAGACGATCCGCTAACTTCAAACATATCAGAAATCTGGCTCGCTGTTCGTTTGTTTATCACATATTCACGCTCAAGCCATTCTTTGTCTTTGTAAAGAGCGTGTTTGTGTTGATGTCCAACGATATAGACGTTCCAACCGTTTTTTCGCTGGTTCCAAGCCGCAGTATCACCACACCCGCATTTGCAAGGCGGGGGGGTGCCAACGGGAAGGTTTTTGATCGGTTTACACACCTTCCCGTTTTCGCCCCATTCCTTGCGACTGCGCGTTTTTATGCCGTGCACCTTGAGGATGTTGTAAACCGTTGCCTGGTAAAGACCAAGAGTCTTTGCGATGGTCTGTGTGCCAGTCCAAGTTCCATCTATGGCTGGAGTTGTATACATCTCAATAACTTTTTTGTGAATTTCTGGAGGATAACTCATGTTTTTCCAATCTGGAGGCGTGTGATATATGGATAATCCAATTGTATCACATAGTGCATTAGAAAACAAGTATTCTAGCAACAATGGAGGTGCAAACACGACCAGTGGTATGAGAATCAATTGGTTCTCAAACTCACCCTGGTCGTCCTGACTACGGGCTACGGAGTACAAACCAAGCTTTTTACCCCGCGCATCAAGGCGCTAGGACACGATGTAACAATTTCCGCATTCTACGGATTGCAGGGATCGCCAATTGTCATGGACGGAATCCATGTTTATCCAGTACACAAACACCCCTATGGGCAGGACGTGATGCAAGCGCACGCCAGCCACGCGAAGGCAGACGCGATTATCAGCCTGTTTGACATCTGGGCGATTGACGCGCAGCTCACTACGCCGTGGTTTCCGTGGTTCCCGGTGGATCACGAACCGATACCCGTACCCGTGCTGCGAAAAGCGCACACCGCGACAAAGGGAATCACCATGTCGAAATTCGGGCAGCGCATGGCGGCGCAAAGCGGACTGGATACCTGGTACGTTCCTCACGGCGTAGAAACAAAAGTTTTCAAGCCCGGCAACAGACTGGAAGCACGGGAACGGTTGGGATTTCCCAAAGATGCCTTCGTGGTTGGCATGGTCGCAGCCAATAAAGACAACCCGTCACGCAAAGCCTTCTTCGAGCAGATAGCCGCCTTCGCAGCATTGAAGCGGGTACACAAGGACGCCTTCCTGTACCTGCATACCGACGACGGCACGCGCGGCGGCGATGGTGTCAACCTGATTCAATATATCCAGCGATTAGGACTGACACCGGATGACGTGAAGTTTCCTGACCAATATCTTTACTCAATGGGGATGCCGGATACCTACATGGTTGATGTGTATAACGCATGTGATGTAACGACACTTGTCAGCCTGGGTGAGGGTTTTGGCATACCGCTGATTGAATCGCAAGCGTGCGGCTGCCCGGTGATTACCGGCGATTGGACGGCAATGGGCGAGCTATGTTTCAGTGGCTGGAAGATCCCGAAATCCGAAGCCGAGCCGGAATATCACGACCATTTTGATGCCTTCGAATACCGCGTTTCAACCGGCGCGGTAGCGGAACGGATGTTAGCCGCCTACGACATGCGCGGCAACCAGGATTATCGCAGTCTGGCGCGTGACGGCGCGCTGGCTTACGACGCGGACAAAATCGTCAAGAAATTTTGGAAACCTGTGCTGGCCGGCATGGAAAAGATGATCGAGGCCACGAAATGATTAGCGTCGTAACTGCCTGGTTGAATAGCCCCGAACTTGTCCCTGCTTACGAGCGCGCGGTAAAAGGCGCGCAGGTCATCATTATTGACAACGGATCAGACGCGGCAACCACTGATGCTTTACGTGGCATGGTTGACCGGCTGGACGGGATTTTCATCCGCAATGAAAACAATACCGGATTTGCCGCTGCTAATAATCAGGGGATGGCAGCGGCAACGGGCGATATCGTTGTTTTCCTGAATAACGACATCGAGGCGTTTGGTGACTGGCTGGGGATAGTCGCGCAATTGAAGTCGGGCGGGCTGTACTCTCCTTCGATGCTGATGCAGTACGTAAACGGCATACCCGTCATGTATTTAGAGGGTTGGTGCCTGATTGGATACCGCGCCGATTTTGAGCGGATCGGCGGTTGGGCTGCGGACTGGCAGGGATTGTATTGGGAAGACAACGAGCTATGCTGGCGGGCAAGCCGCGCCGGATTGCGCCTTGAACAAATCCCGCTGCCGCTGGCGCACCTGTCAAACTACACCACTTCGAAAACGCCAGGCGCGTATGACCAGAGCGCGGCAAACCGGGCGCGGTTTGAGGCGATTGTTCGAGAGGCGCAGCAATGAAACTGACGATCATCACGCCTTGCTCGCGTCCCGGAAATTTGCCGCGCATGAAGCCCGGCATAGATGCCGGACGTGTCCTAATTGATATTGACTGGCGCGTTGTGTTTGATATGTCTGTCTGCTATCCATTTGACATTGACGGCGCGATTATATCCGGCGCAAACGTGGACGGTTCCCATTTTGGGAACGGGCAGCGCAATGCAGGGATTGATGCTACCCATGACGGCTGGGTTTATTTCCTGGATGATGACAACGCGATTCATCCAAAGTTTTTTCAAGGCATCGCCGGAGCAATTCTGACACACCCTGACAAACGCGCCTTCGCCTTCCAACAGAGTTTATTTGAGCGCGGCAACCGCGATGTTAGCCCGGCAGATATGCGAGCCAATCATATCGATATGGCGCAGGTGCTAATTCACCGCGATTTGATCGGCAGCATCCGGTTCGAACTTGACCCATACAACGCTGACGGGCGGTTCATCGAAGCCGTGTACCAAGCCGACCCTGGCGCGTGGGGCTTCATCCATCAGACCCTTTGTTATTACAACGCATTGAGGTGAGCATGTGCATACATGATTGTCCGGTTCCAATTTATCAAGACGAGGGCGAATTAGAACGGCTGCGAACACACGTCAGACTTACGCATCCGAAGCGGATACTTGAAATCGGGTCACTGTTTGGCGGCACGCTGTGGTACTGGATGCAGGACAACCCGGGGGCGAAGATCGTTAGCGTGGATTTGGGCGTGCAGTCGTTTGACTACCGCCATTCTGATATCGAAGCCGCGCGCACATTATGGCCGGTATGGGAACGGGCGACAGGCTGCGAACTGATCCAACTGCGCACCGATTCAACTTTTGCATACACCATTGAGGAAGCGGCAAAACACGCGCCTTATGACTTTATCTTCATCGACGGCGGTCACTGGTACGACGTAGCGCTGGCGGATTTCACGAACTACTGGCCGATGCTGCGCGATGGCGGATTGCTGGCGTTTCACGACATCGCCTATCCAGACGGCAATCCCGACAATTACAACGTGGGGCGTGTCTGGCGCGAAGTACGCGAAAAGGGGCGCTGGATGGAAATTATCCGCGAACATAACCCGGAGGGTATATGGGGTATTGGCGTGATGTACAAGGAGTAATTTTATGGCTGCTCGAGATGGAATGACAAACATGATTCAAACCCTGCGCGGCATGACCAACGCAGGAACGGCGGATTATTCGATTGGCGCGACAGCCTATTGGAGTGACGACCAATTACAGGCCGTGCTGGATACGCACCGGCTGGATTTTTACGGGCATGAACTCGAATCCATCTCAGCAACCGAGAGCGGGCTTGTCGTCTATAAGACCTTTCGCGCGCCATACCGCAATCTGGAAAGCGGCACCCCGTTTGTGCTGGTTGACGGGTTGGGAACGGCGGCGGGTACGGCAGATTACACCGCTGATTATGTCAATGGCATTGTCACCTTTGCGGCAAATCAGGAAGCGAAGTCTTGGTATCTGACCGCACGCGCCTACGACTTGAACGCGTCCGCCGCTGACATCTGGCGCATGAAAGGCGCGCACGCATCGGCCGACTTCGATTTCTCGACGGACAACCATTCGATCAAGGGAAGTCAGGTATCTATGCAATGCCTGAAAATGGCGGATTACTACGAGCAGCAAGCTTTGAAGTCGAGCCTGAAAACAACCGGCAGCAACAGCGTGCTAATTGAGCGGAGCGACACATGACCCTGACCGCTGCCCAACTATCCTACATGCGCGCCAAAGTGGAGGCGACACTACCATCCACCGGCCACGTCCTCTCGCTGGCATATACGCCGGACGGCTACGGCGGGGTGACGGAAACCTGGGGAACTGCGGGAACCATTGCCTGCCGGATTGACCCGCTGCGCGGTAACGAAATTCCGACCGGCGGCGCGATTCAACCCTACCACGGCTTCCAGCTAACCGCACCTTACGACACGGTATTGACCGAGGCGCACCGCGTCACGGTTGGGACTGAAACCTACACGGTCAAGAGCGTGGATAGCGATAAATCGGACGCGATTAGTTTGAGAGCAATCCTGGAGCGCCTATGAACGAAATCAAACTGGATACCAAAGAACTTGACCGGATAGCCAAACAACTAAACGTAAAGCGCGAAGCCGTTGGGCGGCGCATGGCGCTCCAGGTCGAAAAACGGGCGAAGGAACTCGCGCCTAAGGACACCGGCGCGATGCGCAACTCCATCTACACCGTTACCCAGAAAAGCAACGGATACGACGCCGCCGCTTCCGCTGCGAAGTCATCCAATCCAAAGGTACAAACCACACCGCACCCGCAGCCGACAGGCAATGTTATCGCAAACGTCGGGCCATCGGTTGAGTATGCCGCGCGTATTGAGTTTGGTTTTGTTGGCGAGGATAGTTTGGGACGCCGCTATAACCAGGCCGCGCATCCTTACCTTACCCCAGCCGTCGAGGAAATAGCACGCAAGTACAACAGCGGCGAGGAATGGAAGGAGTTGGTGGAATGAATGTTCTAAACGCTGCCATATACTCCGCCTTATCCTCTAATGCCGCGCTGATTACTGCGCTGGGTGGTACGGCAATCTACCATTTGCAAGCGCCAGAAGCAAAACCGCTGCCATATGTGGTCTATTCCTGGCAGGGCGGGGGCGATGTCAACGAATCGCCGCACGGGGACAACGAATCGGTGCGCTTCGTCAGAACCTACGCGGCTACAGCGAAACAGGCATGGGAGATTGACGCGCTTATCAAGCCGCTGCTGCATAACGTCGCGCTTGCGGTCACTGGCTATACAACTATCATCTGCCGCCGCGAGGATGATTATGAAAGTGTTGAGACAAGCCCGACTGGCGTAAAAACGTTTACCGCTGGCGGACTTTATCGTATTCGCATTACAAAATAAGGAGTAACAACAATGGCTGAATATATTGGGAAAGACGCTGATTATCGCTGGGTTTGGAGCGGCGGTACGGTAAACTTTTCGGCTGACCACCGAACATTTAATTATGCGCCGTCCGTAGAAATGCACGACACAACCGCCGGTTCGGATGTGGCTAAAACCTATGTATCTGGCGTAAAAGACGGATCAATGACATTGACCCTCGTTCACCAGGGCGGAACTGCGCTGGATGGCCCTTGTGCTGAGGGTGTTGGCGGAACGTTGTTCTGGTCGCCGGAAGGCACTGCCACCGGCAAGCCGAAACACAGCGCCCCGGCCATCTGCCAGGGCTTTAGCTACAACCCACAATACGCCGCTGTGGTCGAATACCAAATTTCATGGCAGCAAAACGGTGTTCGTGTGGATGCGGCCTGGTAGGTGACATGAAAGAAATAACCCTATCGACCAAAGAAACATTGACCATCGACACCAACCGCGTGAGCATAAAGGAATTTCGCAGTTTGTTTGACGCCAAGCAGCCAGACGAGGATGAATATGCCATTATCGGCAAGATCATCGGCAAGACGGGCGAACAAGTTGGCGAGTTTGGTCAGCGAGATTATCGTTTGGTGTTGGACGCTGTAATCAAAGCGGCAGGCGAACCGCTTACCGACCCTACTTGAGCCAGCGCGTCTATGAGGCGATGACCTTCGACGAAAATATGCCATTTGAAGTGATCGTTTGGGACTTATGCGAACGCTTTGGCTGGACATATGAATATGCCGAAGGAATAAGCCTGGCGCGACTGGCAGAGTTTACACAAGTTCAGGATGGCAAAGCGCACGCGCGAAATAGTCTATTTAACAAGAAAGGCCGGTGACACATCGGAAAGCGAATAGCAACCCTACACGCGGAAATTTCTGCTGATACTGCTAAACTGCAAACCGGATTGACTGACAGTAAGAGCAAGTTAGTCAATTTCAAGGATCAATTAAGCAGTACGGTAAAAAATGTCACCGGCTTTAGCCTTTCTACGGTAACGGCCGCTGGTGCGGCGTTTGCCGTTGGCAACGCCATTAAACAATCGGTCACAGAGTGGAGCGCATACGCAGAGAGCGTTGAAAAGGCGGCGCGGCTTTCCGGTGTGTCATCGGAAGAAATGAGCCGCCTGATTCAGGCGTCCGATGATTTCCGCGTGTCACAATCCAGCCTGACAACTGCCATGAATATGGCGTTGAAAAATGGATTTACGCCGACAATCAACAACCTGGCAAAATTATCCGATGAATTTATTGCCATGAAAGACCCGGCCGAACGCGCTGAAATGGCGAGTAAGATTTTCGGCCGTCAATGGGCTGAGATCGAACCGCTGTTGCGCCAGGGTGGAGACGCTATCCGAAATGGAACCTCTGCGATTGCCGACAATCTGGTTGTGACCGAGGAAGCGGTACGCAAGAACAAAAAATTTATCCAGACACTTGATAATTATGAGGATGCCTGGACAGGACTAAAAAACACCGTTGGGCAGGAAGTGTTGCCGGTTCTGACTGCCGCCATGCAAGCAGCCACAGAAGGCGATAACCTATGGGAGTTTATCAAGCGCCTTCGTGATGAAACAAAAGAAACTGATCCAGCAATTGCGGCAATGACTGGCCGTCTTGACGCGCAGTATCAAGCCTACCTGAATACAACCGCAGCGGCAGAAGGTAACGCGGATGCGACCAATATGGTCATGGATGCTACCAACGATGCGGCTTCAGCAATGGCGAAATACACAGACGCGCTGCTATTCAAACTTGCCAGCGAGGGACTATCAGAAGAAGCGGCGCTTGAACTGGCTTATGCAATGGGACTGGTTGACGAAAAGACGGTGTTAGCCACGCAGAAAACAAGCGAGTGGAAGAAAAAACTGGATGACGGAACTATATCGCTTGATACATACAACAAGCTCGTTTCCGATCTCCAGGAAAACATAGACGAACTACACGACAAGGAAGTCAACCTAACATTCAATATCAACACAAACGGTAGCATTCCGGATTATTACACAGATGCCGGATATAAACCAGACCCCAACGCAGTCTTTACGCCCAAATCATCCGGCGGCCCAGTAATGGCTGGAGCGCCATATTTGGTTGGCGAGCACGGCCCCGAACCATTTATCCCTAGCACAAACGGAACGATCATGCCAAACAGCGACTTCGAAGAAATACTGAGAAACATAAACAACGGCATCGTTGTCAACGTTTATGGCGCAACCGATCCAGCGCAAACTGCGCATCTCATCGATCTGAATTTCCGCGCCGCTCAGGCGCTGGCAGGGGTAGCATAATGGCACTCACACGCGAAAAATTTTACGTCGTCGTACCGAAGGCGTCAACCAACCTATGCACCAATCCGAGCTTTGAGCTGGCGACTACTGGTTGGTCTGGCGGCTATGGCGGTTCAACGATTGCCAGAGTAGCCGGATACGGCAGGCGCGGAGCTTATGCGCTTAGAGTAACGCCTGCTACGGGGCAAACGTCCGGCGCATTATATACATTTGCTGCAACGGCAGGAACGACTTATACCGCATCCATTGATCTTGATGGTACGTCTGGCGTAACCTATCGCATTAGCTGGACAGACACATCATACAATATTCAGGCGCAGTCAAATTATGTTTCTGGCGGCGGATACGAGCGCCTGGCGGTGACGTTCACGGCGGCGTCCAGCACAAATTATTATTTGATTATCGCCCGTATTACGCCTAACACAAATGTCGATCCATTTTACATCGACGGCTGCTTGATT